CCGTGCGACCACTCACGCCCGACCAGCGGTGCGCCATAGCCTTGCGGGAGCAGCTCGGTCCACTGCGCGGCAGGAAAACTCGCGATGAACCAGGGCAGTGCCGTGGCTTCGCATGCCACACGGTCCGCCTGGCTGGGTTCAGGGCTCAAGTTGGGGTGGGAGTGAAACACCCCCACGATCTCGCCAAGCTGGTCGGCGCACACATAGTCCTCGGGGTGGATCACAAACTGATCGGTTCCCACGCCAATGTTGCGGCACGGAGCATAGGTCTCCCGGCCCTTGTGAATGACGAGCAAGCCACAGGCTTCTCGGGGAAACTCCCGAGCAGCATGAGCCAGCGCCAGCGTCTGGTTGGCCTCGAGCATCACCGGATCAACCCCGCTGCAGGAAACCCGCCAAAGGGCAACTCAGCATTCACGCCAAAGCGCTTCTGACAGGACACCAGGCGTTTGCCACAGGCATCCTGCGCGCGGGAGCTGACGGTTTCATCGTTAGCGTTGAAGTATGCGGTTCCGGTGTAGCCGCATTCGGCACCCTGGTATTGCCAGGGACAGACGTTTTGCACGATCTGGCGCCGGGGCAATGACACCCCTTCCAGATCAAAGGCGGCAGCCAACTCGAACTCGACCACATCCCGGGTTTCCCGGGACTTGCGGTCAATGAAATACACGTCCTCCGCGAATTCAGCGGTGGCGTCTGCTGTCGGGTTGGACCCAGAGGCAAAGTTCACCACATCCAGGTATTTAAGGAGCGTGCGCTTTCTTGTGACTTTGGCCCCCACCAGGTCCTGATAGGACAGGATGAGTGCGGTGATGCTGCCTGTGACATTGGCCACCTTGAGTTTGGGACGTGGCACCTGGCCGTTGCCGTTGAACTCAAAGCCTTCGGCCTGGATGGGGAACGGCTCATAGGTATTGCCCTGCCAGACCACCTGCTGACGCAGCTCATTGGTTCCGGCATGAAACCTCACCACCCCCTCGTTGAACAGGGACAGGTCGAGCACAAAAAGCTCGATGACTGCACTCGGGGCCAGTCTCTGAATTTCTGAAGTGATCGCTTGGCTGGTCATGACATATCAAACACCTGCCGGAAGGTGGCGTGGATGTTTTCCAGATTGGGTTCTTCGATGCTGCGGCTCCACTCCTCACAAAGGAACTTTCCAACAATGCCGCTCGGAGTGGTCCAGTCAAAGGACTGGACCGCCCCTCTGGCGCGCAGAAAGTTGTCGATCGCAGCGGCATCAGCCGTGGACTTGCCCCGAAATTCAAGCGACCAGACCTCAGCCTGGGTGTTGATGCCGTAGGCAAGGCGCTGCTCGTACCCGTCCCCAAAGGAGACCTTACGGACATTGGGTTTTAGGGTGAGGGACGCCCCAATCGAGGCGATCCATGTGAATGTCGCCATGAGAATCCTTCAATACATCACTGCCGACGCGGATCCAGCAGACCCCCGGCCCGCTTTTGGTTGAGCAGCTCCTGGCGCACCGCGCTGGAAATCGCCCGCCCAAGATCTTTGCCCTGCCCTGCGCTGCTGGTCACTCCACCCTCGGCTACGTTGACCGAGATGTTGAATACATCACCGCCCCCTGACGAGGACTGGTTCATCGTGACGGGGATCGAGCGACCATCGGGAAGCGGCACATAGGCCTCGGCCATAGAACCCTCGCCAAAGACCGCCAACTGAGGCGTGGTGGCCACACCGCCGCTGGCGTAGGCACGCAAGGGCAAGGGACCAGCCGAGGTCATGATCCCGCCATCGGCAAACCCGAACATGCTGCCCAGCGCCTTGGCCATGGGCAGCGTGATGGCACGCTGGATCTGGATGCGGATCAGGTCCGAAATGATGGAGGTGGCCAGCGACTTGAAGTCGAGCTTGCCCGTCATCACAAAGTTGGTGAGCGCATCTGTCATTCCATTGAAGGCCTTGGTGGTCACCGCCTCCATCTGCTTGCCCACCTGCTCGGTTTCTTCACCCAGGGTGCGAAGCGCCTTGGAGAACCCCGCCCCGGGGTCTGACAACTCAAGGGCCCGTTGCCCCAGCAAGGTCGCCCCATCGGCTGCCTGACGGGCCGCCTCCTCAATGCGCCTAAACGATTCGGCCAACTTGTCGTTGCCAGGCGTGGCCTCCACCAGCTCTCTGGCCTTGGCAGCGAAATCCGCAAGCTCATCGGCGCTGGAACGCCTGGCAGCGGACAGACGTTTCAGCGCATCGATCTCGCTGATCGATCCGGTCTCACGCAGGACCTTGATTTGCTCTTCGGTCGATCGAAGCTGCCCCTGGCTCCTGGCCACTTGCTCCTGCAGATCCTTGAGCGTTTCACCCGGCAGCTTGATTTCGCGCTCGAGATTGGACTGCTGGGCTTCACGTTCGAGCTTTTCTCGGCGCAGGGTGATTTCAGAAAGTTTGTCTTGCAGCTTGAGTTTGTCCTGGGCTGTCTTGGCCACGGTGGCCAGGCCACGCTTCAAGATGGACTCTTCCTGCGCATACAACTCGCCCAGGCGGTCCGTGAATTCCTGCTGGGCGTTCAGCCGGGCCTCACTGGCCTCCTTGTAGCTGATGTAACCCTGCCCCTCGTAGAGATCAATGATCTTTTGCCGGTCCTTCAGGAGGCCCGTCTCCACATCGGTCAATCCCTGCAGCTGCTTGATGTCGCTCTCGATCTTGGCCATGGCCGCTGCGGTGAGCGCACCAGTGGCCGAGTTGTAGTTCAGCTTGGGCTTGGCGGCTTCACCGGCCGCTTCGGTCTCGCCCCGGTTGATGGCGTCAAAGCGCTCTTTGACCGCATCGGCCAGGAGCGGCATCTTCCAGAGATCAACGTAGGTCTGATTGGCCTTTTCGACGATCGCATTGCGCATTTCCAATGCGGTCTTGAGGGTGGCCTGGTTCTCCTCAGAAAATGGGTTCAGTCCTTTGCCACCAGCGAGGAACGTGCCAAGCAGCTCAATATCGGCCCAGACCGCCTCGAAGCTGCCCATGACCGCCTTGGCCATCTGGATCACACCCCGCAGCGCATCGATCACGATGGCAATGCCATACGCTGTGTCCTGCGCCCAGGTCTTGAGCGTGCCATCGTCTCGCAGCTTGACCATGGCTTCAGCCGTGTTGTGCGTGCCCAGCATCACGGCTTTGAGCTCACCCACCAGCTCTTCAAGGGCAGGCAGTGCGGCCGTGACGATGGTCTGGGCGACGAAGTTGTGCTCGGCCCGCATGCGGCCCAGTGCCTTGGAGGCCTTCTCGGCAGATTCGATCTCTGCTTCAGTAAGCCGGATGTTCAGGTCCTGGTTGGCCGCCAGGTCCTTGAGGAAGGGCAGCAGCCCCGCCCCAGATTTGCCAAACAGTTCAAGCGCAATGGCCGTCTTGCCTGCCCCGTCCTCGAAATTGGACAATTTCAGGGCAATGTCGTTCATGACCTCAGCCGGATCGCGCAGGTTGCCCCCCGCATCCTTGGCCTTGATGCCCAGAAACTGCAGGGCCTGTGAAGCCCCCTTGGTCTCATCGTCCACCCCGGCCAGCCCCTTGGAGAGTTTGGTCAGGCCTACGCCAATCTGCTCCATCGCCACGCCAGAAATGGTGGCCACGGGCGCAAAGCCGGACAGGGCCGTGGCACTTGCCCCGGTCTGCTCGGCCAGATCTTGCAGAGCGGCCACAGTTTCCAGCGTGTGGGCCACCAACTCCTTGAGCGCCCCTACTGACTCCACGCCGATGGCGATGGCAAAAGTGGTCTTGGCAACTTCGGCCACTTTTTCAAGGGAGCCACGCATGGATTCGGCGTGGCGTTCCAAAAGCAATGCACTTTTGCCCAGGTCTTCGCGGAAGTCGGCCGTTTCCGCAGCGAGTTTGACCACGAGGGAGCCGATATCAGCCATGCTTCATCACCTTGTGCGCGAACATGGCCTTGAACCGGGCCACATTGATCTGTGTTTCGTCTTGAGGTTGAGTGGGTTGCGGTTTATCCAGGAAAGGCATGAAGTCTTCTGGCCGAAACGGCCCCGCGTCCTTGGCCCGGTGGGCATTGGCAAAGGTGGAGGCCACCACACCGGACCTGTAATCGGCCCGGTAATCCCCGAAGGGCTCGAGCTGGTAGTACGCCATCCACTCGGTTAGCTCGTCCGAGCCCATCGATGCGAGCATCTCGCGCACCGGCAGGCCCAAAGCCAGCGCCAGCCGGAACACAAAACGCCGCGAAGGATGGGCGATCAGGCGTTTTTTGCGGCGTCCACCTGATCAGCGCCGATGCCGTTCAGGCGCTGGGACACTGCAAACACTCGGTCGAGTGCCTTGGCGCTCTTGCCACCGAGCGCCGTGATGTCACCATCGCTGAAAAGGCGGCTGCCTGTCTCATCACACAAGGTGAGCGAGACCAGGCGGGCACGCACGTTCTCAAGGCGGCCTTCCTTGCCAATCAAGCTGGCCTCAAAGGCATCACGGTCGGTACCGGTCATGGTGCGCACCTGCACCTCACCGCCCCACTCCGGGACTTGGACAGTTTCACGGGGCAGATCGTCGCTCTGCAGGATTTGTTCACGGGTCAACATGGGCATGTCTCTCTTTAAGCTTCGGTGATGTCGCCATCGATTTCGATGGTCACGGAGGCCTGCACGACCGCGTCCACACCGCCTTGCACGCTAAAGTGCGTGACATAGCCGTAGAAGGTCCAGGTGGCAGGGTTGGTGTCGGTAAAAGTGATCTTGAACTGGCGGCGCACCCGGTTGGCCCGGTCGGTTCTCAGGCCCTGATGCACCAGATCGTCGGGGTTGTAGTGCAGGGTCAGGGACAACTGCCCCTCGTCGCGCAGGCCCACGCGCTTTTCCTTGGCGGTGGATGCCAAATTGGTCACGTCGATCACGGCGGCCTGCCCGCCAGGTCCCTGAAACGAGACCACGTTGGGGATGGTTTCAAAGGCGGTGGTGCCAAACCGGGCAATGGCAATGCCCTGCGCGGTGATTGCGGTGCTGCTCATGCACATGCTCCTTGTTTCACGGTGAACCCACCGGCCGGTGGTAGGTGTAGTCCACGCTCACCCGGTACAGCCGGGCCTGATCCTCAAATTCACTGAGCCCCATGCGCACATCGGCTACGGTGCTCTTGTCCGCCAGCAGCGCAGTCAGGACCTGGTCTTGCAGGTGCAAGGCCTCCTGGTACGTTCTGGCGTAGGTGTCGACCTGCACGCGCACGCGCTGCAGGCCATGCGGTCCATCGATGCCAAAGATGTGCTCCTGCACGATGGGCGTGTAGACGATGGCCGGGTACTGGGTGTTTTCTGCTGCGACAAGCGCGTAGACCTCACCCCCGGCCAGATCCTTGATGGCGTCAAAGAAATCCTGCACAGCTACTTCCTCTGCTGACCTCTGTAGAGGTTCTTGGCTTCCAGTTCGATGCGCTCACTCAACCGGTCCTTCATGGCCTGCACCGCTTCACGCCGCTTGGCTTCCAGTGCGGGCCTCAGAAATGGTCGCGCGCGCATTTTTCGGGTGCCAAACTCCACGAAACGCCAGTACCAGGCATCCTGAGAGAGATTGCCCTTCTTGCCTTGCTTGCGGTACTTCTTGCCGTGGCGCACCGTCACAAAGAAGGTCTGGCGCGTGAGGCTGGAGAGCTCGGGGATCTGTTTCATGATCACCGAGCGCTTGAGCGTGCCTGGTGGCGGCTGCTTGGGTACCAGGACCTCTGTCGCTTTGGGCGCACGCATGCGGGCTTCATCGCGGATGACCTTGGCTCCGGCATAGACCGAGACGCGCAGGCCGTTCTTAGCCACCCGGTCAGGCAACTCGCGCAGGGCTTTGGCCAATTCAGCCAAGCCCTCCACCTTGAAGCGTTCATGTTTAGCCAGCGTCCAGACCTTCGCTGGCCAGCAGGATGACCAGGACGCGCTTTTCGTCCTCGTTCAGGGCCGAATGGATGTTGAAGATCCGCGACCTGTAGAGCACCCTGTACTGGGCGACCAGCTGAGG